GAGTTTTTTTCACTCGCGCAGCGGGGCAGCGGTTCAAGTAGGAGGACCGATTCATGGCGAAGCCGCCGAGTAATAAGAAGACGCTGGATGAGCATCTGCGCGAGGGGACGTTCGTTCGTTCGCGCCATCAGCATCTCGTCGAGGAGCTCGGCGCGAGCGTCGATATCTGGCGAGATCGCAGCGTTCGTCAGGGTGGCGATCTCAAGCCGGCCGAACACTTCGAGATGTTCGCTTCGGAGATGCTGCGCCATACGATCGGGCGCTGGTACGGCGAGCCGTTCGTGCTCGAGCCGTGGCAGCGCGAGCTCATCGGCGAGCTCCTCGCGGTCGATAAGAACGGTAAGCGGAAGATCCGGCAAGCTCTGATCGGGCTCCCGCGAAAGAACGGTAAGAGCTCGCTCCTCTCGGCGCTCGCGTTATGGGCGGCGTCGATCGAGGGAGAGCGTTCGCCGGACGTGGTAGTCGCCGCGGGTTCGCGCGATCAGGCCGCGGTCGTCTTCGATCAGGCTCGCGCGTTCGCGAGCTCGGATCCGCTTCTGGATCTCTGGTTCGATCAGCAGCGGTACACGATCAAGTGTCCGGACTCGAACGGCGTCATTCGCCGCGTGGCCGCGGACGGAAAGTTGGTTCATGGATTGAATCCCGGACCGCTGATCGTCTGCGACGAGCTTCATTCGTGGCAGACTCCGCGGCAGGAGGAGCTATGGGCGGCGCTTCAGACCGCGACCGGAGCTCGCGAGGAGCCGCTCACGGTCACGATCACGACGGCCGGCTTCAACAAAGATACGGTTCTCGGCCGGCTCTACGACGAGGCGCTGAAGAGCCCGAAGCTCGAGGAGCGCGCCGGCGGCTCTCTTCTCGTCGCGAAAGAAGATGACTTTCTTCTCTGGTGGTACACGTCGCCGGAGAGCGTCGCGATCGATGACGAGTCGTACTGGCAGAAAGCTAATCCGGCTTCGTGGATCGATAACGAGACGCTTCGCGCGCAGTTCGACTCGCCGACGATGGACGAGAACACTTTCGCGCGGCTGCATCTCAATCGATGGGTGAAGGCTCGTAACGCTTGGCTCCCTCCGGGAGTTTGGGAGGAGATGACCGATTCGGAGCTCGAGCTCGCGCCCGGTCAGCCGATCTACGTCGCGGTCGATGTAGGACTCGTTCACGACTCGACGGCGGTAGTCGTCAGTTGGCCGCTCGATTCCGGGAAGGTCGCGCTGAAGGCTCACGTCTGGTCCGCGGTCGATGACGCGCCGGCTCACTCGTACTGCGCCGGCGGCCGAATCGATCTAGCGGAGGTCGAGGCTTATATCCGTTCGCTTGCCGAGACGTACGATCTCCGCGAGCTCGTCTTCGATCCCCGGTTCTTCGAGCGCTCCGCGCAGGAGCTCGCCGGAGAAGGGATCCGCTGCGCGCCGATCATTCCGGCGAGCGCGGCGATGCAGTCCGGCTATTCGGAGTTCTACGCCGGCGCGATGGAACGGAGGATCGTTCACGATGGCGATCCGGTCCTCGCCTCTCACGTCGAGGCGACCGCGGCTCGCCGTACCGAACGCGGATGGAAGATTCAGAAGCTCGAGAGCGATCGCAGGATCGACGGTCTCGTGGCTTCGGTTATGGCTCATTGGCGAGCGTGGAGATCGGTCGCGGAGACCGATCCGGAAGGGTTCGTGCTCCTATGAAGATTGTCGCGGTTCTGTGCTGGTACGACGAATCTCCGACGTGGCTCTCTCACGTCATCGCCGGCGCCGCTCGCGCCGGGTGCTCTCACGTCGTAGCGGTCGATGGTCCCTACGCGCTCTATAGCGCGACCGAACGCTCTAGCGGAGTCGAGCAGCAGGACGCGATCGTTCGCGCTTGTCACGCCTCCGGTCTAGGGCTCTCGATGCACGTTCCCGATCACGCTTTCATCGGGAACGAGATCGAGAAACGAAACTTAGCTTTCCGCATCGCCGAGCAGGTTACGTCGGAAGACGACTGGCTCCTAGTGGTCGATGCGGATATGGTCGTCACTCGAGCTCTAGGGCTCCGACACGATCTAGAAGGGACCGAGCTCGACGTAGCATCCGTGCAGCTTGTCGATCGTTACGACTGGCATACGGACGACGGACGCTCGATCCTGCCGGACGGATCCGGAGTAGCTCAGAAGACTTCGCACGCTCACCGGGCGCTCTTTCGCGCTCGCCGTGGGCTCGAAGTCGTGAACGCTCACTTCATATACCGGTATCCGCACGGCGAAGACTGGCGCTATCTATGGGGTCCGGAGAACTGGAATCTCGAGCCGGCGCTGAATCTCCCGAACGTGGAGATCGAACATTGGACGCGGCAGCGTAACGCGCATCGCGCCGAGCTTCAGAAGGCGTATTACGCGACAAGGGACGAGGCGCGCGTCGAGCGCGTCGGCCGGCTTGTCATGGAGACCGTGGACGGCGAGATCGCCGAACTGCCATAGAGAGAGGGTGATCGATAGTGCCATTCTGGATCTGGCGTCTCGCGTTCAAGTTGCGCGGGCGCAAACTCGCGCGACTGCATCTCACCGGCTCCTCGCCGAGTGTCGAAGGGCTCCTCGTCGGCGCAGCCGGCGGTCGTTACGTCGTACTCACTCCGAAAGTCCTTCGAGATCCGGAGCCGGCCGAACTGACCGGTCATCTCGAGATCCCGAAGGAGAACGTCATCTTTATTCAGGTGTTAGATAAGTGAAACTTCTCTCTCGCGATGGTCGCAACGTCGAGCTCCGGTTCGCTGAGTTCGGATCAAGCTCGATCCCGATTCCGTTCGACCGTGGCGGCGCCGGCGTCCCGATCGCAGTTACTCCCGATGTAGCGTTCGGCTTGCCGGCCGTGACCGCTTGCATCCGGCTTATCTCGGAGACCGTCGCCTCGATGCCGCTTCTCGTCTATCGAAAGAACGGCGAGAACCGCGAGCGCGCCGACGACGTTACTCAGTACGAGCTCTTCCGCGTCCGGCCGAACCGCGATCAGTCGCCGCACGACTTCATCTCGGACGTGGCCGCGAGTCTCGAGGGATTCGGAAACGCCTATATCCGGAAGATCTACTCCGGGAAGACGGTCGTCGAGCTCGTCCCGCTTCCGCCGGCGAGCGTCTCCGTCAATCAGGACTCGAAGACCGGCGAGCTCTCGTACTCGATCGCGAGCTCGACCGGCGTCGAGCGTGATCTGACTTCCCGTGAGATCCTTCATATTCGCGGCTTCGCTCCGCAGGGAGGGCCGGTCGGCATCTCCCCGATCACCGCTCACCGCGACGCGCTCGCGGCTCCGGCCGGGATGCAGCGCTTTCTCAACGCCTATATGAGCAGGGGCGCCGGTCCCGGCGTCGTCCTCTCGATGCCGCAGCAGGTTACGCGCGAGCAGGCGCGCGAGCTCGCCGAGACGTGGGACTCGCAGCACGCCGGGATCGATCGCGCGGGCTCGACCGCAGTCATCGGCGGAGGCGCAACGCTAGAGACGATCCCGGTCTCGATGGTCGATGCTCAGTTCGTCGAATCGATGCGATTCAGCGTCGAGCAGGTTGCGCGGATCTTCAATGTTCCCGCGGCGCTCCTCGATGCCGGCGATCGAAACGGAATGGATACGCAGGCGCTAACGGAGCAGTTCGTCAAGTTCTGTCTCGTCTCGCGGATGAGCAGGATCGAGCGCGCTCTCGCCGCCGATCCCGATCTCTTCGCGACGACCGGCGATCTCTTCCCGGAGTTCCTCGCCGATGGGCTCCTTCGTCCTTCGACTCGCGAGCGCTTCGAGAGCTACAAGACCGCGATTCAGACCGGCATCCTCTCTCAGAACGAAGTCCGCCGGCTCGAGAACTATCCGCCGATCAACGGCGGCGATGAGATTCAGATAACGCCGGTAGGGGGCGCTCCTAACCCGCAACCGATCCCGGAGTCTCCTAATAACGATGGCTGATCTAACTCCTACCGCGTCGATGGCGATCGAGGCTCGCCGCGGTCTCAAGTGGGCTGAAGATGGCCGCGCCGGAAGCGGGCTCGTCCCGCGGACCGTCGCGGACGCTCGAAAGATGGCTGACCGCGAGCCGCTCAGCGAGCAGAAAGTCCGAAAGATGCCGGGATGGTTCGCGCGGCATGAGGTCGATATGGCTTCTGACGCTAACCGCGATCCGGACGATCCGCAGTATCCGGGCGCCGGCCGCGTCGCGTGGGCTCTATGGGGCGGCGATGCCGGCCGTTCGTGGGCAGAGAAGAAGGTCGCCGAGCTCGACCGGGAGAAGGAGGAGGCCGAGCGGTCTCTGAAGATCACGGTCGAGGTCGAGCAGAACGAGTATCCGGAGATGGAAGAGCCGGAGGTCGAGGAGCCCGAAGTCGAGACGCCGGAGGAGCCGGAGCTCGACGACGAGGAGGAGCTCGTCGAGGAGGAGCCCGTCGAGGAGGAGCTCGCGATTCGTGAGGACGAGCCGGTGCAGCCGGCAGGGGATGAGATGCCGCCGACTCCGGCGGAGGAGGAGATACCGCAGATGCAAACTTCGCAGCCGCTCGAGGTCGAGCGCGTAAGAGTGAAGCTCGAGGAGCTCCGCGTCGCGGGCTCCGGCGATCCGCAGAAGAAGAACGAGCTCGTCGTCACCGGCTACGCGGCTCTCTTCGACTCGCGATCGGAGGATCTCGGCGGCTTCGTCGAGGAGATTCAGCGCGGCGCTTTCTCTGAATCTCTGCGTAAGAGCGATCTCGACGTTCGCTTTCTAATCAACCACGACTCGAACCTCGTTCTCGCGCGCTCGAAGAGCGGCACGCTCGAGCTCTCCGAAGATGAGCGCGGTCTGCGGATCTACGCGCGCGTCGCGCCGTACTCCTACGCCGAAGATCTCCGGATCGCGATCGAGCGCGGCGATATCGATCAGATGAGCTTCGCGTTCACGGTCGAGGAGGATTCGTGGGGCTCCGCCGATGACGGAACTCCGCTCCGTCGCGTGCAGCGCGTAAAGGATCTGTTCGACGTAAGCGTCGTCACTTATCCGGCGTATGCCGAAACTAAGACCGAAGTTCTCGCTCGCGCGATCGACCGCGGCGAGCTCGAGAGCGAAACTGAAACTTCATCTGCCGAAGTGGTCCCGGCAGAAGAGCGCGAGTCGTCGCCGCAGGGCGAGGCTCGCACCGATCAGTCGCCGTCCGGGGCTGATCTGCGAAGGCTTCGTGAGCGAATCAGGAGCCGGACCTAACTCCGAACCTTTGGAGGTTCTGATATGCCGAGCGATAAGCTCGAAACCGCGAAGGCGCGTCTCGATGAGGCCGTAGCCGAGCGTCAGCGTATCGCCGATGAGATCGAGGTCGCGGACGAGTCCGCCGACGTTGATTCCCTCGAGCAGCGCTGGAACGAAAGCGATCAGACCGTCGAGGCCGCTAAGCGCGAGGTTGCTCTCTATGAGCGCATCGAGCGCGCCCGTGAGGATCTTCCCTCGCCGGCGGTCCCTGACGTGAAGGTCGTCAAGGAGGAGCCGACGTACCGTAAGGATACGCCGTTCTCGTTCTTCCGTGATCTCGCGATGCGTAATCGCGATGAGGCTTCCGCTGAGCGGATGCGTCGTCACGATGCCGAGATGAGCGAACGCCGCGACGTGAGTTCCGCGTCGAACGGCTTCATTCCTCCGGTGTACCTCGCCGAGCTCGCCGCGGAGTTCCCGCGGGGAGGCCGTCCGCTTGCCGATGCGCTGCCGAAGGCGCCGCTCCCGGCTACCGGTACGTCGTTCACGGTTCCGAAGGTCACCGGCGGCTCCGCAGTTGCCGCTCAGACTGACGGCGGGAGCGTGCAGGAGACCGATCCGACTACCTCGCAGCCGGCGACTTACGTTCGCACGATTGCCGGTCAGGTCGATATCTCTCAGCAGCTTCTCGACCGCAGCGATCCCGCGTTCGATGTAATCGTGCTCCGGGATCTCCAGTCCGCATACGACGCGGAACTGGATCGTCAGCTCATCGCCGGCGCTTCGGCGTCGAATGAGCACGTCGGACTCCTGAACGTCTCCGGCGTAAACTCCGTGACGTACACCGCGGGTACCGCTACCGCGGCCGACACGCTGCCGAAGATCTATAAGGCGATCGAGCAGATCGCCTCGAACCGGTATCTCCCGGCTACGCATCTGGTCATGCATCCGCGTCGCGCGGCTTTCCTCGCGGCCGGTCTGAGCAGCACGGCTCCTGTGTTTCAGCAGGGACCGCTCATGCTCGCCGCTGGTACTCAGGACGGCGCGCAGGTCGCGTCGATCGCTGGTCTGCCGGTCATCATCGATCCGAATATTCCGGTCAATCTCGGAAGCGGAACCGATGAGGATCGCGTGCTCGCGATTCACGCGCCGGATCTGGCAGTCATGGAGGGCGGCGTGCGTACGCGCGTCCTCGACGCTCCGCTGAGCGACACTCTCGAAGTGCGTATTCAGCTGTTCGGTTACTCCGCGTTCCTCTCGGAGCGCTATCCGAAGGGCGTTTCGGTCATCTCCGGTACGGGGCTGAACGACGTTCTCTGATCCCTTACGGGATCTTCGACGGCGCTCTGGCGCGATCTTCGATCGCCGAGCTCGCCGGGGTTCGATTCCCCGGCGTCGTCATAACTACCGATCTCGCGGGAGGGATCTATGAGTAATGAAGACGTAATCCGCGGTCTCCTCGAGGAGCGCGCGGCATACGAGAAGCGCGGCGACAAGGCCGGCGCGAAGCTCGTCGATGAGCAGTTGAAGTTCTACGGTCACGAAGGCGCGCCGAAGGCGAAGCGCTCGACGAAGCGAACCTCGAAGACGAAGACTGAGAAGCGCTAGAGATGGCCGCCGGCGATCTATGCTCGCGATCGGAGGTTCGGGCGTTCCTCGAGCTCCCGGCCGCTGACACCGGCCGCGATACTCTGATCGACTCGACGATCACCGCGATCTCCGCTGCGATCACGCAATACACGCAGCGCGAGTTCACGCCGACCGCTTCGGCGACTCGCACGTTCGAGCTCCCCGTGGGGAACCTCTCAGTCGATCTCGCGCCGTACGATCTGCGGACGATCTCGACGCTGCGGCTTCATCCCGAAGACGCGCAGCCGGAGACTCTGACCGCGACGCGCGACTATCAACTCGAGCCCGTCGCCGCTCCGCACGGCGTATATACGCGCGTTCGGTTCTCGTCTCTGGTGACGCTCTTCGACTCCGACTCGGCGCGCTACTTCGGCCGGACGCAGGTTGAGATTGCGGGCGCGTGGGGGTTCGCCTCGATCCCGAACGACGTGAAGCAGGCCGCGATCGTCGCGACCGCTTCATCGCTCCGTCGCGACGTTCCCGCGCTCGATCTCGGCGACGTGCTCGACGATCCCCGTCAGCTAGGACCGGATCGGCCGACGAACTACGCGCTCCCGGCCGCGTCGATCCGGATGCTCTCTCCCTACCGTCGCCACGGCTTCAAGTGAGCGCGACGTATAAGAGCTCGGCGCCGGCGTTCAAGGCGGCTCTCTTAGTCGCGCTTCAGGCGCGCTCCGGGCTCTCCGGGGTCACGGTCAGCTACGGAGCTCCGGTCAGCGGATCGGGCTCGCGTGAGTTCGTGGCGCTCGGCGATATCGACGGGTCGCAGGAGTACGCGACGCTCGGCGCTACCGCCGCGGCACGCCGGAAAGATGAAACCTTCACGATGACCGTCTATTGCTCCTGTCTGCGCGAGGGGCAGATGCAGAAAGAGTGCACGGAGCGCGCGTTCGAGCTCGCCGCAGAAGTAGAAGACGCCGTTCGTGAAGATCCCGAAGTAAGCGGAACGGTTCGCGTCGCCGAGGTCGCGAGCCCGTTCTCTCTCGAAGAGTTCGCGTCAGATCAGGCGCGGCAAAGCGTCGTCACGCTCGGCATTACCGCGACGCGCCGATTCTAAGGAGCTTTCTATGAAGGTGAAGTATCTCGGGCCGCACGAGCGGCTCGTCATCGTTCCGGCCGATGGTGGTCCGGAGATCGAGGTCGATCGCGACGGGACCGTCGAGGTCTCCGCCGAGCTCGGAAGGGAACTGGTCGGACGTGGAGACTTCAAGGGCTCCGCGGGCAAGAAGAAGACGAAGCCCGCTAAGGGCGAGGAGGAGTAAACAATGGCAATCAGAAGCGGTCTAGCCGCTCAGCTTGGCTTCGGCGCAGAATCGACGGTCGGAACCGCCGTTACGCCGAATAGATGGACTGAGTTCACTTCGGAGAGTCTCGCGCTCACGATCGAGAGGATCGAGAGTGAGGGTCTGCGAGCCGGGAACCGCGTCGTCCGTTCGGATCGATGGGTCGCCGGGCAGCGCAGCGTCGAGGGGAGCTTCGCTCTCGATATGACCTCGGAGAACTCCGGGATTCTGTTCAAGCATCTTCTCGGAGCAGCTTCGACAACCGGCGCCGGTCCGTACACGCACGAATGCACGCTCGGTGATCCGCACGGGCTCGCGTTCACGATGGAAGTCGGCCGGCCGGATAACTCCGGCACCGTCCGCGCTTTCACTTATTCCGGCGTGAAGCTCTCGGAGGCGACGTTCGCTAATGAAGTGAACGGTCTTCTAACCGGAGAGTTCTCGGTTATCGGGAAGGATGAGACCACGGGATCGATTACTTCGGCGAGCTATCCGGCTTCGCAGGAGCTTCTATCTTTCACGGGGGCGACTATCTCCGTGGGGGGCAGTTCGTACAACTGCACGGATATCTCGATCAGCGTCAATACGGGTCTGGATGCTGAGCGTTATTCGCTCGGCAGCGCGACTATTCGCGAGCCGGTCGCGGCGAGCATGGTCGAGATCACCGCTGAAGTGAACGCGGAGTTCGCTTCGCTGACTGAATACAACCGCGTAATCAATGGAACCACGGCTTCGCTAGTCGCGAAGTGGGAAGGCTCCGTGATCTCCGGCGGCGTGAAGCGCTCGATCGAGTTCAATATGCCGGTCGTCCGGTTCGACGGATCGACTCCGACCGTGGACGGTCCCGGCATCGTGCAGCAGCCGCTCACGGCGAAGGCTCTCTACAACGGGACCGATTCGCCGCTGAAGGTAACGGTCGTGAACTCGGACTCCGCTCCGTAAGGATGGCCGCTACAGATCCGGGATTCCTAATCGATGGATACTCGGATCTACTGAAAGCTCTCAAGGACTCTGATCCGGAGCTTCAGAAGGAGTTCAAGGCTGAGCTCCGCAAGATCGGCGAGAGCGCCAAGAAAGGCGCCGAGCTCGAGGCTACGAGAAAGAGACTGATTGGCGCTACGCGCAAGCTCTCTACGAAGTATCTCGTCAAGCCTCGAGCCGCCGATATCGCGCTCACGGCTTCGGCCACGAATAAGGGCTTCCCGTACCCGGCGGTCTATGAGTACGGGGGCTCGCAGGTTCGGTACACCGGCGCGAAGACCGGGTATCGAAACGTCGTCAAGCGCTCAGTTTGGGCGCAGACCACGGCGTCGCGAGTACCGGATCTCTGGCAGACGCCGCCGGGGTATCCGAAAGAGCTCGGACCGCTCGCCTTCCTCGCGCCCGGTGCCGCCGGCAAAGAGCCGGAGGTAATCCGGGAGATCGAGGACGTAATGGAGCGGACGATGCAGAAAGTCCGACTGACCTAGAGAGATAGGAGAGAGACCATGCAGATAAAGACACCGATCGGAACGTACGCGATGCCGGAGGAGCTCACGTTTCGCGAGATGGCGCTTCTGAAGTCGCAGACCGGGCTCATGCCGGCGCAGGTGCCGGACGCGCTCGAGGCCGGCGACCCTAGCGTGATTATCGCGTTCGTAATGATCGCCGCCGGCCGATCAGGTCGCGTCGTAAGTGAGCAGGTCGCGCTCGACTGGACGCTAACCGATATCGAGTTTCTCGACGATGAGGAGCTCGAGGACGAGGACGAGCCGAAGAAGAAGAGCTCGAAGAAGAAGGCCGACGACCCTTCCTAACCGCGCGCGGCTTCTGGACTCCGACGCTCGCGCGGATATATGGGATCCGGCCGTGGGAGATCGACGAGCTCACGGTCGAGGAGTTGAACGCGATCGCGAAAGACGTAAACGAGTTGAAGAGGAGCGCTGAGCGTGGCCGGTAAAGCGATAAAGCCGACGATTCGGTTCGGCGCAGACTTCGACGCCTACAAGCGTGAACTCAAGCGCGCGATCGGTCAGACTGACAAGTTCGATCGCTCTCTCAAGGGAGCCGGGAAGAAGAATAACTTCCGGTCGATCGGTAAGGCGGCGCTCGGCGCCGCGGCCGGTATCGGCGCGGTCTCTCTGGCAGCGAATGAGCTTCGGAAGAGCGTTCAGGAGACGAGCGATCTCGCGAAGGCGACGCGGCAGCTTCAGCGCGCGACGGGGCTCTCGGCAGATGAAGCCTCTCGGCTTGCCGGCGCGCTCAAGATGCGCAATATCGGCACCGATAAGGCGTCGAAGAGTTTCGTCAAGCTCGCCGGTTCGATCGAGGCCGCGAAGACTGGCACCGGCGCCGCAGCCGACAACTTCCGCAAGCTCGGCGTCTCGCAGGACGCGATCCGTCGCGGCGACGTTTCTCGGATCCTTCTTCAGTCCGCCGACGGCTTCAAGCGCTTAGGGGATAGCACCGGGAAGGCGCAGGTCGCGCAGGCTCTTTTCGGTCGTAACGCTCGCGAGCTTATTCCGCTCTTCGAGGGCGGCTCGAAGGCTCTCCGCGAGCAGTTGGCGCTCGTTCCCGGTCTCACGCAGAAGCAGGTCGAGCAGGGGCTCGCCGCTACGAAGGCGCAGCGCGATCTCAATACCGCGCTATACGCCGTGAGGGTCACTCTCGGAACGGCGGTCCTTCCGTACGTCGCGAAGGGCGCCGAGAAGCTCTCTGAGTTCATCGCCGAGATGCGGTCAGGGAAGGGCGAGGGCGGAAAGTTCGCCGCGAAACTCAAGGAGATCTGGAACGCGATCAAGCCGGCGGTTAGCGCTCTCGGCGACGCCGCGAAAGCCGTCTTCGAGTTCGCCGCTGCGAATCCGAAGATCGTCAAGATGGCCGCGTACCTCGCCGCCGTGGGGCTCGCGATCAAGGCGATCAAGTTCGCCGGCGCGATCTCCGGGATGAGCTCGTTTCTGAAGGCGGCCGGCACGCTTGGCGGGAAGCTCGTCTCGACTCTTCGCAGGTCCGGCTCGACCGCGGGAAGCGCTGCGATGAACTCAGCGGCTAACTCGGCGGCTAACTCCGCTAGTGGCGGCGTTATGACTGCCGGCGGCCGCGGGAAGAAGTTCGAGAAGGGCGGAAAGTTCGTCGGAAAGTGGATCGGCCGCGGACTGGCGGCCGGAATCATCGCGGGAATAATCCTCTTCGGTCCGGAGCTCGCGAAGCGCGTCAATGATTGGTTCTCCGCGAACCTTCCCGGATGGCTGAAGGGGATTCTCGGCATCCGTGGCGGAAGCGATCCGCGCTCGCCATACTTCGAGCCGCGAGGCGGCGCTAGCTCGCGAAGTGTCGAGCCGGGAGCCCGCGGCGCAGGCGGGCCTCGAGCTCGCGCCGCTGCGGGACCGGTAGCTCCGGGAAGTGCCGGCCGTCCGACCGCCGGGAATCCGTCAGATCTGAACGAGGCGACGATCGCTGAGCGTACGCTGCGACTCTCGGAGCTCAAGGCGGCTCTGGAGCAGAACCTCGAGCGGCTCGCGGGACGTAAGGATGCGGCCGGTCGTCGAGCGCTGAAGAATCAGAAAGAGCTCCTCCGGGCGACGAATAAAGAGCTCGGCGAGCTCGAGCGCGCGAATACGGTCCTTCAGGCTCGGCGAGCTCTCGAGGATCAGATCGCGCAGGCGAGGCTCGGGCAGTTGAACGCAACTCTCGATCAGAACGACGCGGCTCGTAACGCGGCGCGCAATCAGAACGCGCTCGAAGACTTTCAGCGCGACTATGCGCGGCTCACCGGCGAGATGGGCGCCTCGAGTGAGTTCACGTCTCGCGATCAGGAGCTCACGGCGCTTATCTCGCAGACGCAGGGCGAGGCCGGGAACGCGGCCGTTCAAGCGAACTATCAGCGGCAGCGAACGCGGCTCAACGCGCAGATTGCGCGCGCGGAGGCCCGAGGCGATCTGGAACTGAAGGATCAACTCAACTCGCAGCTTGCCGCGCTCGATGAGCGCTACGGAGCCGATCGGCTTCAGCGGCTTATCAATGAGCAGAACGCGCTCCGCGCGGAAGAGACCGCTCGGCAGGAGGCCGCGAAGGAGGAGCGCGAGCGTCTCGTACTCGAGGAGCAGCAGCGAAACGACGATATCGCTCGATCGAATAACGAGGCGGCCGCGGCGACGTATGCGTTCTCCGAAGGCGTGCGATCTCTGATCGACAATCTTATGAACGGGGTTATCTCGTTCTCGCAGTTCGCGGGGCAGCTTGCTGGCGCTGGCGGTCCGGCAGTCAGTAAGACGGACGCGACCGCGGGCGTGATCGGGAAGACGCAGGGCTTCAAGGTTCCGAGCGTCCCGAAGGCTCCGAAGAAGAAGAAGAAGACGAAGGGTAAGGCTTCCGGCGGGATGCTCTCTCCGGGCGTCGTGACGATGGTCGGCGAGACCGGGCCGGAGCTCATCATGGCTTCGCGTTCCGGGATGAACGTTCTCAGCGGAACGCGAACTCAGCGAATGGGCGGAGCGGCCGGCGTAACGAATATTACGATCAACGCGGTTCGAGGCGCAGCGGATGATCCGCGGCTCCTCGCGCGGGAGATCGGCTGGCAGTTGGCGACGCGATGATCTCTTCTATTACCTTCGAGCCGCCGACCGGCTCAGCCGTCACTCTTCACTCGACCGCGATCGGCACGAAGAACGTCGTCGTCCGCGCGGAAGGCTTGCAGGGAACGCCGTCTCTTCGCGAGCTCGTCACGAACCGCGGTCAGCAGGCCGGCGCGTACGTGAGAACGAAGTATTCCGGGCCGCGCTACGTGACGCTCGACGGCGAGATCGTCGGATCGTCGATCGAGGACTCCTTCGATCAGTTCGACGCGATCTCGAAGGCGTTCTATTCGGCGATCAGCACCGCCGGGACTCTGAAGTGGACGCGCGACGCGAGCGGCGAGGCTCTTCAGGCCGGCGCTCAGCTTTCATCGCTTCAGCCGCTCGTCCTAACGGACGGCTCGCGTCTCCTTCAATACGCCGCGACGCTGGTCTGCGGCGATCCTCGCGTCTACTCGCAGACGCAGACGACCGGCATCGGGAACGTCGTCACGAACGCGGCCACGGGTAATACGTGCAGTTTCACGAACTCCGGTTCGATCCCTACGCCGCCGATCATCCGCATCTACGGGGAGATCACTTCGCCGGTCATTCGGCTTACGAGTGGCGGCGCTGGTCTGACTTTCACCGGAACGGTCGGGCCTACGGATTACCTCGAGATCGACGTGCAGAATCGCACGGTAAGAACGAACGGTTCGATCAACTCTCTTAGCACGCTGAACGCCGGCGCTTCTGATTGGTTCGAGCTTCCGACCGGGACCGGCACGGTCACTCTCACGGGCTCTTCGATAAGTGGATCTCCGCGAGCGGATCTCATCTACCGCTCCGCGTGGACGTAAGGAGAAACGATGGCTGACAACGTACCGATTACCGCTGGCACCGGAACGAGTGTCGCAACCGACGATATCGGCGGCAATCATTATCAGCGGGTAAAGGTGACGTGGGGCGCCGATGGCACGGCTAACGACGCTTCAGCTACGAATCCTCTCCCGGTCGCCTCGACTTCGGGCATAACCGGGATCGCGGACGACCGGAAGGTTGTCACGACTGCGGGAACTCGCGTGACGCTTGCGAGCTCGACCGCTTGTAAGCAGGTCGTCATCACCGCCGAGACTGATAACACCGGGATCATCGTCGTTGGCGGCTCGACGGTAGTCGCGGCTCTCGCGACGCGGCGCGGGATCCCTCTCTATCCGGGAGATACGATCTCGCTCGAGATCGACAATCTCGCCGACGTGAATCTCGACTCGACCGTGAGCGGCGACGGCGTTACGTTCGCCTACTTTACGTAATGAGCGTCTCCCTCGCGCGGAATCCGATCTTCGCGCAGCGTCTCTACTACGAGGCGACGACTGCATCGCAGACGATCGCGACGAGCACGACCACGATCGCCGATCTGCCGGCTTCAGCTACTTACGATAACGGGCTCGCGCTGGCCGGGACCGCGATGCACGACGGGACGAATAACCGGTGCTATCTGCGCCGTGCCGGTATCTGGCACGTCTTCGTCTCTACTTCATGGGCGGTAAACGGAACCGGGCTTCGGCGCGTGGATATCGTCTTGAACGGAACGACCACGATCGCCGCGAACGTGAACAACAACTACGGCGGCTTCTTCGGGACGTTTCACTCGACGGAGACTCTCTACTACGCAAGCGGGACCGGCGATTACGTCGATTGTCGCGTCAATCAGAGCTCCGGCGGGAACCTCGCGACTACCTCGATTCTCAAGGCTACGTGGCTCGGACCGATCGCCTAGACGATGACTCTCGAGCTTTCATGGCGCGATGTTCGCTTTCAGCGTCCGTACGCGGAGGCGACTACTTCGGCGCAGACGATCGCCACGAACACTTTCACCGGCGCGAATCTGACGACTTCAGTTCGAGATAATGGGGCAGTTACGACCGGCGCGGCGATGGTCGATCTTGCCGGCGATGTAATCAACCTTCCGCGCGCGGGACTATGGCACGTCACGGCGACCGTCATATGGGGAACCGATCTCAACGTAAACGGCTATCGAGCCGTCAGCATTAGTCTCAACTTCTTTGGCGGAACTCACGCTCAGAACATCTACTCGAACACTACGCAGACCACTACGGGATCGACCGGAGCGCTAATCAACGTCGGCAACAACACCGGCTACGGCGCTCAAGCGACGGTTTACCATAACTCAACCTCCGCGAATCTGACGGCAACCACGACTCTTCGCGCGACGTGGCTCGCGCCGTTCCATGCCTAGAAGATGAGTCTCTTACTTCTCCTTCAGCGCGAGTACGTCGATTCGCTTCTCTCCGATACGACGGAGGAGAGCACCGGCACGGCGCAGGGGCAGACGACCGGCGCCCGTAACGAGTGGACGTTCATCCTCGCCGACTCGAACGGCGCAGCGGCCGACGTGCTCGATCCCGCGATCGTTCGCGCGGAGCTCACGATGCGCCGCTCGGAGATCTCGACCCTCGAGTTCGAGCTCTCCGGCGAAGACGATCGCGCCTATACGATCATTCAGAAGCTCACGCAGACGCGCCCGCTCGTCTATGCGTACCGCGATCAGGTTCTCTACTTCGCTGGTCTCCTAACCGCGATCCGTGAGCAGGGAGAAGAGGACGTGACGATGAACGTCACTTTCTCGGATGCTCTCGCGACACTTCAGCACCGGCTCACGCTCTCCGATATCGAATACTACGATCAGGACGCCTCGACTTTGATTGCCGGCACGTTCGCGAGCGGAAAGAGTCTTCTCGAGCAGGCGAACACCCTCGCCGCGACCGGGCTCGTCGCCGGCACGGTCACGAGCTCCGTAGGGGTCGAGACGTTCAACACTTCGCGCGACGTTGCATATGACAAGCTCCGCGAGCTCTGTTCAATCGTCGCCGGTCCGGACGTTCGCGTGCGGCCGCAGTCCGGGAGCTCGACGTTCGGGATCCTCGACGTAGGGAGTCTCTATAAGAGCACCGCTTCGGTCGCAAACTTCGGCTATGGGGGCGGCACGGTCGCGAATCTGACGGGCTTCTCGTGGGAGGTTCAGCCTCCGCTAACGCGCGTGATCTGCATCGGCTCGGAGATCGAGGGCGCGAGCGATGTAACCGGCGACGTGACGAGCGCTGAGAGTCGCGTCGGTGTATGGCAGGGGCAGATCGCTAATAACGATCTCTACCTCGAGACCGATTGCGTGAACGCTGCGAACTCAGCGGTCCGGCTCGACTGGACCGTGACGGTCAGCTTCACTCCGCAGCCGGCGGTCACTCCCCGGCCGCTGCGCGATTACAACGTCGGCGATCTTGTCAAGGTTCGAGCGAACCGCGGATCGCTTCGGTACGACGGTCTCCTCCGGGTCCGTGAGATCTCGATCTCGATCGACGATCAAGGCGTCGAGACCGATCACCGGATCGACACAGAGGCCGGCGGAACTCCGAGCGGTCTTCAGACGGACGATACCGGGCTCGTTTCCATCACGGCTGACACTTTCTCGGATTCCGGGAACCTCTTCAACTCCTTTGCGTAATGCCGGATATCAACCGCTCCGCCGATCTAACCGAATATCTGACGGAGCGCGACTCGCGGCTGCGAAAGATCGAGCGGCAGCTTGCAGTCCCGCGTCGCGCGTACTCCGACGTAACTACTTCGCAGACCACGGCTTTTACTGGTCTCGGCGGCGTAGCGCTTACTACGCCGGATCGGATCTCAGTCGTAACTACTGCACGCTCGATCGTTCACTTCTACGTCGAAGTCACGATCGCTAATACCGGCGTGAACTCATCTAACGTCTTTCTCTATGACGAAACGGACGTTAGCTCGCGTCAGATCCTCTCCTATACCGGAGTCGGACCGGTAACGCGCGCTTCGGTTCCCGGCAGCACGACGGGCGTAGATCCGAACGCGACGTTCGGCGGCTTCGTATCGTCGATCGTGACGGTCGCCGGTCAGCGCGACTACTCGCTTCGCTACTCCGTGGTCGCCGGGACCGGAACCTTCTCGAACCGCAAGCTCTACGCATGGATTCAACCCTTCTAGCAGGAGACAAGATGACGGACCACGACGTACTCGAGCATCGCCTCGACGCTATCGATGACAAGCTCGGCGGGCTGACCGAGCAGATCGTCAAGCAGAACGGCCGCGTCGATCGTCTCGAGTCGTGGCGCGACCGGATGACCGGCGCGTGGATCGTCGTCACTTTCGCTTCTCCCGTGATCGCCGGCTTGATCGTCGGCTTCATTCTCGGCAAGTAGGAGGACCGCATGAAGACCTATCCGAACGGCCGGGTTCCGGCAGAAGAACTCACGCCTATTCCCGGTGGCCGGCTGCGCCGTGGGGCTCCGGCGAAGTCATGGCTCGCGCTTCGGTTCTATCTCGGCAAGCGTTACGGGGTCTGGATCGTTCCGACCGGTCCGATGAGCTCCTATCGATCGCTCGAGCAGCAGCGGATCCTCTGGCAGCGGTACACGAACGGGACCGGCGCGCTTGCCGCGCGTCCCGGAGAATCGAACCACGGATCCGGCATCCCCGGCCGCGCGGCGTGCGACCTCCCTACGGCTCGCATGCAGGCTCTTATGCGCCGTCACGGACCGGAGTTCGGATGGACGATCGCCGGCGCCGGATGGACGGACGCTCCTTCGGAGCCGTGGCATGCAGTCACGAACCGCACGCGGCTTACGTGGAAGGCTCGGCTCTACTGGAACCGCCGGAAGCTCGCCGGGAAGAAGAAGCGATGAGAGGCTTCAAGCGGCCGCGATGCCGGTTCACGAAGAACGTACGCAATCAGTCCGCGCGCTCGTCGTATCCGCCGAAACTAATCGTCCTTCACTCGACCGAATCGCACGATCGGCCGGGAGCCGCCGATCTTCGCTCGATCGCCGAATGGTTCGATAATCCGCAGGCGACCGCGAGCTCGCACGTCGTAGTCGATCGCGAAGGGAACTCCGCTCAGCTTGTCGATCCGCACCGGAAGGCGTGGACGCAGGCTCGATATAACGACGTATCTCTTTCGATCGAGCAGATCGGATGGTCGCGCTTCTCCGAAAGTGAATGGCTGAAGCGTGACTCGCAGTTGAAGACGACCGCGAAGTGGATCGCTTATTGGTCCCGCGAGATCGGAGTTCCGATTCGGCGCGGTCAGGTAAGCCGCGGCCGGGTTATCCGGTCCGGTGTCATTACTCACGCGGAGCTCGGAGAGCTCGGCGGCAACCACGGCGACCCGGGGAAGGGCTATCCGTTCGGTCGCGTTCTCGCGATGGCGAAGTTCTACCGGCGCGTCGGCTGGAAGTAAGGGAGGGAATATGACGAAGATCAATCCGAAAGTTACGAGCGCGACGGTCGGCGCTGCGGTCGTCACTCTGATTACGGCGCTTCTCGCCGAGCTCGGAGTGACCGTTAGCGCGGAGATTGCGGCTGCGGCTGCGACTCTGATCGCGTTCGCCGCCGGCTACCTGAAGAGCGCGTGAGCTCTCAGAAGCGCGAGCCGCTCTCGCGCGCGGAGCTTGTCGATCTCGCCGGCCGCTTCGATACGTGGGCTGAAGCCGCGCGTCATCTAGGGCTCGCGCCGACTACCGTCCGCGATCGGGCGCTGCGGCTCGGCGTGAAGATCGACGACTACTCATCCGATGAGGCCGTCGAGGGAGTGACGAGCTCCTCGCCGGAGGAGTGGGGCGATATTCGCGAGCTTCTCCGGTCCCGCGGCTTAGATCCGGACGAGTGGATCGTCAAGCGCGCCCGCGTGAATGAATGGGGGTCCGAAGAGGGCTCCTCGAACGCGCAGCTTCGCGTCGATCTCGAGCCGATCACGTCGATTATCGTCCCGGCTCGGAGTGACGGGTGGAAGGCGCCGAAGCCGAAGCCGCAGAAGAAGTCCGGCCGGCCGGATCTCGTCGCGTTTCTTTCCGATCAGCACGTACCGTTCCATTCCCGCGAGCTTCACTCGAGGGTCTGCGCGTGGCTCGAGGCTGAGCAGCCGGATCGCGTCGTCCTACTCGGCGATCTTCTCGATCTCGATCAGCTTTCGCGCTGGCAGCCGGAACCGGAGTGGACGGCCGGCGTGCAGGAGACGATCGATGAGGCTTACGCCGTGCTCCGGGATTACCGGACCGCGGCGCCGAACGCGCGCTTTCAGGCGCTCGCCGGCAATCATGAGGACCGGCTGCGGAACTCGATCATAAAGAACGTAGGGCCGCTCTACGGGATCCGTCAGGCCGACTCGGACGGGCCGAGCATCCTCTCGACGCCGTTTCTTCTCCGGATGGACGAGCTCGGCATCGAGTGGGAGACGAACGGAGGCGCCTATGACGGCGCCCGGATCCGAATCTCCGACGAGCTACAAGCGATTCACGGATGGATCGCGCGTAAGGGCTCCGGCGCTTCGGCGCTTCAGACGCTCGATCATATGCGCGTCTCGACGATTCAGGGGCATACGCACCGGCAGTCGATCGTCTATCGAACTACTTTCACTATCGACGACGAAGCGAAGACGCTCGTCGCCGCTGAGACCGGAACTCTTGCCGAGATAACCGGCGGGCTCGGACACTCGAACCGCCCGGACTGGCAGATGGGGTTCTGCACGGCTTCCGTGATTACGGAGGGAGATCAGGCGGGGAGGTTCTCGCTCGATCTTGCGGTTTACGTGCCGGGAGAAGACGACGTTCTTCTCTGGCGCGGGAACCGTTACTAGCCGGCTTCGCGCCGGAGTAAGAGAGAGATAAAGGAGGCTCGATTATGGCGAGTCAGACGATGACGGATGACCGCGTTCGCGACTTCGATCGTGAGCGCGCGTACACGCTCGAAGCGGCTTCGGTCGCGAGCTATCTCAGCGATCCGATCGGGGTCGCGCAGGCGCTCAATCGCTTTCGCGAGGAGCGGTCAATCTCGGCCGACTGGCATCGCTGGTCCGAGCGCGACTGGATTCAGGAGAGCGCGGAAGAGATCGCGGATCTCAGCGCGTATCTCTGCGCCGAGATGGATCGGCTCGAGGAGCGCGTGAAGGACGAGGGCGATAACGAAGACTTCGGCGTCCTCTGGATGCTCCTTCGGATCGCGCTCGCCTCGTCCTGCACGGCTTACGGCGCTCTCCTCGAGTACCGGCAGCGTGACTCCTAGAACGCTCTCGACCTATACGGTCGAGGGCATCCCGCGGCCGAAGGGCTCACGGGTAGCCGGAGTTACGAAGGACG